AATAACAGAAAACGGGATAGGCATTGTGGCATGCGAAGATGATGAGAAGTTTCTCCTTCTTGAGGGCGGGTACTCCATACTTCATTTTCATACCACGGACGGGAAAACTCACGTCGACGAATACACCATTGATGATGAGTTTTTCGACGAGATTAGGGCCAATGAAGAGAAGGCTCTCGCAGAGTTCGATTTCGCAAACGGGGTGCCAACTCGCACGTGGAATGACGAGAAATCATACTGGGAGGGCAAGTTTCCGGACTTCTCTTTCGGGCTGTGACTCCAATAGGAGGTGGCAGAGGTGGAAAAGGTTAAGGTAATTGTAGGATGGAGCGACAACACGATATCCAAGAGCGTGGTAACAGTCCGCAAGGATGGTAAGGTTATTAACGCCATAGCGCGTTACGGAACAGCAATGCGCGAGGCATACGGCGATAGTGTGGTAGGCATCACTAATTGCAGGGGATACCTTTGGGTTGGTCATAATATCGACACAAGCGCATGTCCGGCACTTGCGAATTGGAGCCACGCGACACAGAGCGACAAAGACGGCGTTACTTGGGACACGCTATAATAACACCACAGGGGCGTTAACCCGCCCCTTATTTTTTTACCCGTGAGGTGATATAATGGACATGACCACGGCTCCCGAAGCTGCGAAACTCCGGGGTGTCAACAGGCAGCGCGTGTGCGAGATGGCACGGAACGGACAGATACCTGGGGCTAAGAAGATCGGCGGGATCTGGCTCATCCCCGTTGAGTGGGCTAAGCGGCCGAACAATAAACGCAACCAATGAAAACGCTTTTAATATTCCGTCCCGTTCGGTTCCATGCACCCGGAAGCATAGTTACCAAAGAGCGTTTTTTGAATCCTTGAAAATCGGGTTGCAAGTGGGAAAAACAGGGAAGGGTAAAATCACCGGCTGATTTTTCAAGAAATACCCAGAGAGAAAAGAAAAGGCGAGGGTAAATTCCCCCACCTTTTTGTTGTTTTCTAGACGATAAATCCGGGATCAAGAAAATGCCAGGATTCGGTCATTTCATCTCCTCCCTCCTCTTGGCTTCGTCTATGTGAGTCATCTCTGCCACCTCCTAATCATCGCTTTCCCCAAACGGTCCCCAGAGTTTACGCGCCACATGCTCTATCGCCCGTCTCCTCTGCCTGAAAAACTCCCGCTCCGATATGTTCAACTCACACGCTACCTCGATTCTGCTCAATCCCTGCCAGTAGTACATTGCGATCAAATCCTTTTGCAAGTCCCGCAGATATTCAACGCCATCCTGGATCGCCTGTAGTTTCATTGCCAAGGAGAGGTATTTGTAATCATGCTCTTTCTTGATAACCACGCTCTCTTGATACCGACTGATGGGTCTGACGGAACATTTGCCGACCAAGATGTACTCACCGGAATGACTTTCGAGCCAATCTTCACGCTGACGTAATGCCTTTTTGATGCTCGGATATTCGTATAACGCCTGCTCGGTAGCACGGAAATAAGCACGGGGAATCACGCCGGAACCTCCCAGACGAACACATGTGTTTCCGGGTTGCCCTTCCCCGTTACCTCTATCTGCTCCGTCAAGTGCCATATCTGCCTATCGTCATCCCATATACCCGCACCTGTCAGAGCGTCCAATAAAGCCTTGAGCCTGTTGTCTATATCCCATCTGCCACGGGACTTCACGCGGTAGACGACCAGAACGGCGACTTTGCAATCTATCGAATCTCTTTTCCGGTAACATGCCCTCGCTTCGTAGATCGCGCCGTCCTTCCATGCACTTGCATCCCGTGTCATGTAAAGTCCTGCTCCCTTACCCCGTTTCCTGTATGCGTGATTCACCGTAGGCGGAAGGCCGGACAGTTGTATCGTTGCTGTCGGTGTCCGTTTATAAGTATCGTTGAGCGTTCCTAGCACCTTAAGCGGCATCGGAGTCTCAACCTCTATCATTCAGCCACCCCCAAATGGTACTCAAGGCACTTGAGCAGGATTTTGAAAGGTCGCTTCCTCATGCGATCACCTAAAACGGCACATCCGCGTCATCGTCCATAACGCTCTGGATGTCCGATATAAACTGGTCTTCACCCGATTCCGCCTTCTCCTTCACCTTCTTGACCCAAACCGGCTTGTAAACGACGCTTCCGGCTAAAATCTCGCTGACCTGTCTTTTCGTGCCGTCCTTTGCGTCATACTCCCTGTGCCGGATCTTACCCTCAACCCTGATGGCGTCGCCCTTACTGAACTCCATTGCTATGACCTCGGCAAGTTCCCCGAACACCGACACGTTATGCCACGTCGGGGGCTGTTCGACCCACTCGCCGTCTTTTTTGTAACTGTTGTTGGTCGCAATGGAGAAGTTACAGACCGCTTTGCCGTTGTTAAGATGCTTGACTTCCGGCTCCCTGCCGATGTGCCCCATAACGTCCGCTTTATTCAGATTTGGCATCGAAACCATCTCCCCTCATATATTCCTTGCAGAGGCTAATCAGGTAATTATGTTTGTCCTTCGCACTCTGCTCCGAAGCCTCGACAATCGGGCCTCGCTGAGTGTCCCGAACCTCTTTCCACAGGCTATACGCCGCCGCATAATCGACCGCTGCTGAAATGATGGCTTGCGGGTTCATGAAAGCCCCTCCGTTTTCATCTTCCTGTACGCCAGTTCAAGGAGGGCATACCCTATAACGTCCCGTATGGTGTCCTCTATCGACTCGTCAACCTGGGCCTTGGCACCCGAGAGAAGGTTCTGCAACCGGTGGTACTTATCCCCCAGCCGTGCGCCAAAACTGACCTCGCCCCACTCGTCACGGAGCCGGAAATAGGAATTGCCGTAGTCATGATTCTTGCGCTCAACGATGTCAGCAACCTCTTTGGCGATCTCGTGAAATACGCTCATCTCCCCTCCACCCACCTTTCACGCCAACAGGGGCAGGGCGTAGATATCCCGTGCCCTATGTCGATTGGACGCTCATGCTCTGCCCACCACGGCACAACATATAAACAGGTTCTGCAATCGGAAAATCCGCTCGATCCCCACCACCAGCAATTTCCGCAGGTTTTCATAGGCTCCAACACTCCATCTCATGCTCCCCACCATTTCTGTCGATTGCGTAAAGCCCCACCGACTCCACGTTATTTTGGTCAACGAGTGCGTAGTAAGCCTTCCACGCATCGTAAGACTCATCAAACGGCCTGCAAATTTCCTCGCCGCTTTTTAGCGCTGACCGCACCTCATACATCACTCTTGCCCCCCTCTAGCAACTCCCTCAACCGTGCCTCCTGCCATTGCCGCTCCGCGGCGGACCCTGCGGCGGACCATGCGGCGGACTCTGCGGCGGACCCTGCGGCGTTCCTTGCGGCGGACCCTGCGGCGGACCATGCGGCGGGCCATGCGGCGGATAATTCTGCATCTGTTGCCTCACCGCGTGCGTACCTGCGAGAGACAGCGATAGCCTCTCGGGGTCTGTAATCATCGGGGTATTCGGCCTCAAAAATGTGTAGCACATGCTCGGCGTAGTCACATACTAGTAGGCGGCTAAATGTCTCCGCGTCATCACATGCCCTGAGTGCCCACAGTGCATCGTCGAAACCGTTAATGTCCAGTATCTGTAACAGGGTTATCGGGGTATTTACCCCGTAGGCTTTAATCCCACCCAGCGCCTTGGCCAAGAATCTATACCGCTCCTTGCAAGCCCTAGCATCGTGCAGTAACCTAAAGCTCGTCGTTGGCATCATCACTCCTGCCCCTCCTCGCTATTTACTGGCACCACGCAAAAATCCCAATCATAAGCCCTACCCATCTCGTAATCTACGCACGCATTTTTTATGGCAAAGGTATATAGTTCCCCATCTTCTACAGATTCCATACCCACTATTGACTCAACGCCATCCATAAAAATGCTATCCTCTATCCATCCACAAAATGGACATCCTGGGCAGGATAATTTTTTTAGTGGGTACAGTTCGGTCTTAAAAACTATTATTCCGTCTCTTGTTTGATATTGGCTGACCCTGCCTTTATATATTTTCCCTTTGCATGTATTGTTGGATTCTGTGACATTTATTATTGCATCCATCACTCCTGCCCCCTCTCGTCCACTAATGAGACAAACTCTAAAACCTTTCTGCATAGCGAAAGCCGTGGATGTCCATCAATAAACCGTGGATGTCCATCAATAAACTCCGGCTCCCCGAACAGGGGGCACCACTGACCGCACCAGTCATCGCCAACAAATGGGCAGAATTGCTTTGTCCATTCCCCCTTGCGCTCTATCCACAGGAACCCGTCCTTATCAATCTTCCCCTTCATCCCCAAACCCTCCCTATCACCTTGTCGGTGTAATTTCTGGCGTTCCCGGAGTAGTGCCGGAGTGCCCCGTCGATGCCGCCATACCTGTCTAGCAACGTCCTCACAATGTACGCTCCCGCCTCAATGGATGTCTCCGGGTCAAGCAGGTCTGATTCCGTTACACATATTCCTGCATCAATGAGTACTTGCCCCCAAAATCGCCACCTAATTTGTGTCAAACCAATAGCCCCACAACTGGATCGTGCGTTCGGCTTCCCGGATGACTCCTGCATGACCATTCCGGCTAGTACTATCTGTGGCACACGGTACTTTGCGGAGTAATAGACTACCCATTTGGCGAAAGATGGTGCGTCAGCGTGTCTGTATCGTGCAAATAGGGTGGCAAGTGCCTCCACATCGGGTGAAGAGTCAACCGCTTGTTCGATGCCGTGACGGACTCCTGCGTTGTAGGCGAGTTGAGTGTCACGGGCGTACATGTCACGCTGGGTTTCAATGACACGTTCAAGGTGGATGTTGGCGGCGACCATGACCAGCAGGACGGTCAGCAGGAGCAGGGTGAGTTTACGCATCCTGTGTCCTCCGTGATGACCTCAATGAGATTCCGTATCCGGTTAAACATGTCCTTGTAGGCCTCGTTCTCTTTCTTCAACCGCTCGTTCTCGTTATAAAGCCGCGAACACTCCACACCCCACCCCATGTCGGCCACCCTGTAGCCCTTCTGGGCTTCCTTTAGGTCACTCACGAGTTCGGCGTTCAACGTTTGCAATCTGCGGTTAGCCTCCTTTAACTCAGCGATACGTTCAACGAGTGTTTCAATTCTCATCAGTTCGCCGTACATTAGGATTCCCCCCTTGCTTTGGCGATGGTTTGTTTCGCATACTCCAACACCTGTGCAACTTCGCAATGGTCGCCGGGCAGTTCGCAGGCCATAATTAAGTCATCCAGTGCATTCAATAGATCCTTGTTACTCTCTTCCTTCTCCCGATATGCGCCCCACAAAGTGTCAAGTGACTCTAACCCAAAAGCGCCCATGCTCCCGCCACACTCGACCATGAGATAGGTATAAGCGTCCTTTGCGTTGTGGATGTCATAATTGTTAAGCCTGTCCGTGATGATGTAGTGTGCCATCTCACTCTTGACCCCTTCCAGCGTACGGACAAGCAAAATCCAATTGATAATTTCCTCTCTCGATTTCCCCCTTGCGGTATGGAAATATCTGCGAACCGTGGTCTTTCAATGTACCAACACCCTTTCGTTGTTCGCCCGTCTTATCCTGGCTATTAAGGCCCTCTGTTTTTGGTTGACGAGCCTGACGTATTCCAACATCTCCCGCAATTCGGTGTTCTCCGCTCTTAACCGCTCAAGTTCTTTTGTCCATCCGTTTTCGATCATCATCAGAACCCCCCAAATTGGGCATCTGAAAAGACTGCCTCAGAGTTTTTCTTCCCCCTGATGCTGACTGGCGACGCAGACCCTGAAAATGTCATCGTCTTACCCTCGTAGTGGAGCGAGTAATGCCTGCCGTTCTGACCCCGCCTCGTTTTGGCAACCGAACAAATGATCCTGGGAGTCGTGTCAAAGTTCGGCGTGCCGTCCTCACTCGTCGGGGCCTTGTCTTTGAAGAGTTCAAGCACCACGTCGGCAAGTCTCCTGATGGAGCCTCCACCGAGGCCCCTGCCAGTTCCCACGTCGCCATGTCGCTGATTAGCAAGGGCAATTTCGGACATTTGGTTCAAGACAAGGAAGGCGCAACCGAGTTCGTTTTTCCATCTGCGAAGGGCAGCCGTCACCTGTCGGGCAGCGTCCAGTTCGTCTTTGAATCCTGCAACTGCCGTCAGGTAATCAAGCACCACCACGGCGGGAGATTCCGTCCTGATGGCTCTTTCGAGGTCGGCAACGGTGTAATCCCCGTCAATCACCCGGAATAGTCCCGCGTCGCGTTCCGTCAGCACATCAACGGCGCGCTTGTATTCCGGGGAATCGGACTTGATAGCCTCCAATATCTCCATCTCGTTCAGGCCGATGATGGGCATGAGCCTCCGAAGATTGACCTGGTAGGCCGGCATGTCCAAACTCACAAACAGGACTTTCCTTCCGACCTCTTGCAAATACGTATCAACCGCCTTGAGCGCGAGGCTCGTTTTCATGCTCCCCTCTCCGCCGACAAGGGAAAGGATCTCGCCGGGGAGAATACCGCCCCCCATGTCCCAATCGACGGCATCAATACCCGTGCGGAAAACTGGCAGTCCGTCCCATGCCTTGACTTGCGCCTCGTAAGCCTCCTGATGTATCGACGGGTCAGACAGAGCAATCCGCTCCGATGCGGAGCATTCCCGAATGAGCCGTTGTGCTTCCTGTGTTACGTCGGTAATGGCTTTTTTCTCGCTCATGGCGAGGGCATATATCTCCCTTGCCCGCTCTGCCATGAGTCGCCTGACGGCCTTCTCCCTGACAATGGCAAGGTGCCTCTGGAAGGTCTGCAATGTCGGGATAGCCTCGATGTAGGATGCAAGTTCTGACTGTCCAATCTTTATTTTCTGCGCCAAAATGACCTCATCAACGGCGTTGCCCCTCAAGGCTTCGACCTGGACGGCGCGGAATACCTGACGGTGCCGAGTGTCGAAAAAGTCACTCTCTTCCAGCGTCCGGGAAGCCAAAGACAGACATGATGCATCAAGGAGGCATCCCCCCAGGACTGCCCTTTCAGAGTCAAGGGACATTGGGATAGGACGTTCTTTGGTCACGCTTCCACCTCCATGATGGCCTTGAATATCGGGTACGCCTGTTGCGGAACTACGGCGTTTCCGAGTGCCTTCAAACGCTTCGCCCTATTCGGTATGCCTGTGCCTACACGAGGCGGTTCGTAGGGGTATTGGGATTCCCCCATCAACGCCGGCCATCCGGGCCACGGCTCCGGTTCGTCGCAGTCGAGGTCAGTCCAGCCGAGGGGGAAGCCCATGAGGATTTCTACCCAAGCGGGATTTAAGGTTCCGTTGGCCGCCGTTTGCAAATCCAGTCCACCGTCTCCATGCCGACACGGGCCACCATTTGCATTCTGTCGTTTCGGCGTCGGCCACATCTTCGCGACCGCCGTCGCCAGTCCATCGCCGCTGTTCTCGCTCAGTCCGCGGCGGTTGTAGTTTCCGTGGACGCAGGGTGTAGGCCACAAGCCACCTTCACAGCGTTCGGAAGCTGGCTCAAGTGCGGGCGCTCCCTGCTCAAGAAATGCGTATCCCCGTTCGCCCCTTTGTAATCTCTCTGCGAAGGCGTGGGCCACATCGCTCCTGACGCCGATGACGAAGAGTCTTTCCCTTTTGTGGGGCGCACCAAATGCAGCAGCTGGAAGGACGAAAGCCCAGACTTTGTATCCTTCGTCCTCCATTCCGGCTTGCACGGTATCGAGGGCGAGATTGACCGCTCCACGCACGTTTTCAGCAAGGACGAAAGCGGGTCTGCACTCTGCGATGACTCGCAGCATTTCAAACCAGAGTCCGGAGCGCTCCCCCGACAATCCCTTTTGCTTGCCTGCAACTGACAAATCTTGACAGGGGAAGCCTCCGTGAACAACGTCAATTGTTCCGTTGTAGTCGGCGGGGCATTTGAATCGATGGAAAGGGCTTCCTCCAAGCTCTCGCAGCGTTCGGTTGGTGAATCGCGTAATGTCTCCGTGATTCTCAATGCCCTGGAACCTCCTTTCAAGCACTTTAACGGCATACGGCTCTATCTCGCAGAATGCCACCGTCTCCATCCCTGCCCATTCAGCGGCGAGGTCTAAACCTCCTATGCCGCTGAAGAGGGATAGCACCCTCACGCCTCCACCTCGACGAACTCATACTCGCCCGTGTCTATCGGCTCCGGTTCGACCGAGAAGTCCTCACGGTTTAGGAAGGTCGCGGGGTAAGGAATCTTGTCGGCTGGTCTCTTCTCCGCTAGGAGATTCGCAAGGTATCTCCCCATGTTCTGAAATATAACGTTGCACTCGTCGCACGATAGTGACGTTGGGAAGTGCTTTTTAAAGGCGTTGAATGCCTCCTTCTTGGCAACCTTCCTAGGATACATGGGCCAGAACTTGGAATCGAAAAGGCGCTGGATCTCCTTCGACATGATCTTGGCTTTCTCTGCTTGGGCAGGTTTGTTTTTTTTAACAGGTTCGACATGGGCATGATCTTGAAGGGAATCAGAGAATCCGGAATCAGGAATCAGAGAATCCGGAATCAGAGAATCAGCCGGGAAAGAACTGTGCAAGTCTGGTGCTTGTATGGTGCAAGTATGGTGCTTTTCTGGTGCTTGTTCATAATCAGGACATGGAGGCAGGGTGCTTTCCGCTTCTTTTACGTGGGGATTCTGATGCTTGTTGAAGTTCACCACCTGGATATACTCGTGTTCATCCACGGAATATCTGATGATAAAATCGTTCTCCTGCAACTGTTCCAGAAGAGGTTCAACGTCTATATCGTCATAAGGGAAAACCTCTGCCTTGATTCGCTTAGGCCTGTCTTTGAGTCGCCCCTCACGGTCAGCGATACACCAAAGCCCAATAAATAGGAGCCTTGTCGATATATCACACTCGGCTAATTTGTCGTTCAAGAAGAACCCCGGCTTAATATTCCTAGCCCTCGCCATTACAACCCCTCCACGGTAGGGGCGAGGTTAAGCCCCGCCCCCGTGTTAAACTGGTTAAGCATTGTTCTCTTTGAGTTTCCCGACAGCATCCTTAATAGCGTTCTGCGATTCCTCAAGATTGATAGCCCTCTGCTCCGCTTTCTGTTCCTTCTCTGCCTGATACATGTAATCTGCCCACTTCGATTCACCGGACTTGATCGTGTTATAGACGCTCCGAAGGTTGACGATATCGTCGTCGGTAGCCCTTTCGATGGATCGCCCCAGGTAAGATTCGATCTCGTCAACGGGCACCCCCAGGGTAAGGAAGGCATCGGCGACCTTTTTCCGTTCCGTTTTGAGGTCTTTAGATGTTGCCGACTTGAGCGTCCTGTGGACCTCGTCCATCGCCTCTTCGACAATATCGGCAGGGATCAGGCGCAAGCCTTCGTTGCGGACAACCTTCGAAATCTGTGCGCTTTCCTTGTTGGCTATCTCGTCATCCGTAGCCTTGACGATATAGACGGCCTTGCCGGAAGTGTTGGTTCTCTGTCCTACAACCTCCCTCCCGGAAGCGTTTGCCCTCTCGACGGTCTTGCTGATGGTTATGTCGCGTCCGAAGGATGCGTTTGTCTCCAGGTCAAGAACGGATACCTTCACCCTCCGGGTCGCCATATCCTCGTAAAGCATCTGTGTTTCGACAATGACGTTGCCCCACTCCCGAAGCGCGAGTTCCGCAAACCTGATGGAAGGCCCCTTGATAGCAGACCCACCGACGGGCTTGCTGTACTCTGCCGCTTCTGCGAAGGTCTTGTTCTTGCATGCGTCAAGGATCTTCTGCCGCGCCCCTGCCTCTGAGCGGGGCCTGAATATAGCCATCTGGTAGGCTGACTGAATCCGCGCCTTTACCGCTTCTGCCGCCGCTACAGCCGCCGGGTCACTCGCCTGTAGGCTTTTCTGCTGTTCCATAATCGCGAGGTTGCTCATGTCTGTTTTCCCTCCCCCTTAAAATTCCTTGTGGCACAGTTCCCAATAGCCGCACTTTTCCGGGGAGCAAAGGAAGTTATGCTCTGACGGGTAAAAACACCCCTCGGAGATAGCGCGTCCTACCCTGGCCGCCGTGTTGACAAACCTGTTTACCTGCTGTTCCGTGCGTGTCCCTTCCAGAACAACCACCTTTGGAACCTTCGTTGCGACAACGTAGTCAAGTGCAACGCCTTTCGGCATTTCTCCCGTGATCTTCTGTAGCGAGTAGGCGTATGCGGATAACTGAAGGGACTTGTTTATCTCGTCTGCATTCGGGGATCTCATAGATGTCTTCGTATCGCGAACCCAGAGTTTGTCATCAACGAGGTCAACGTATCCCTTGAGCAGGATTCCGTAAGGTTCTATCGGCAGCAATATTTCCTGCTCAACAAGGATTGGCTGTATCTTCGGGGCAAGTTCGACATGGTAGGCTTTCGCCAGGGTCACGGTCACATCCTTGACCTGTCCGGGCACCTCGTCAGGCTCAAATTGTGTCTCGTCCTGCAATGCCTCAAACTCGGCGGCAACGTATTCCGTCACCTCGTTGACAGATACATCCTGGCGGCTTTCAATCTTCTGCCTGTAGTTATGCTCGACCCCGGCATGGACACACTTTCCCCGCGTCAACGCTGACGATGGCGGGATCTTGATTCCCCGGACGTATCGGAAAAAATACTGCGCCGGGCAGCGGAGATATGTATTAATCTGGCTTGCGCTGATATGCTCGGAAGGAAGCGTTATATTCTTGTCCTGCATCAGTCGCACACCCCCCACATCATGTCTATCTCCTTCAGCGCCGTGACGATCTCCCTGTACCTGTCGCGCCGTTCGCATCCACTGTCTGACGGGTCAAAATTAGCGGGGCAGTCAAATAGTCCGTTCTCCATCTCAACCGCCCCGCAACCACAACAGAAGCCTTTTTCGAACTCTTCATGTTCCAGGTATGCCCTTGTAGCCGGGGAATAACTCATGCTCTCCACCCCATCCGGTAAACAGCATGTCCGTTACGACGCTCTGTCTCGATGCAGTACCCCTTCTTACGCAAGTTGCATATCCGGGACGCCAGCCGGAAGCATCCGAATGAGTTAAGTGCCTGCATCGGCGTAAGTTCCTGCCCCTCGTCAAGCCACCGGAGAATGGATTCCTCCTGTGTCTTAAGCATTGCCCTGACCTCGCAAATCTGCTAGAATAAGAGACTGATAGAAATGATCTTTTCCTCCCCTGCCCTGCATGGCGGGGGTTCTTTTTATTTCCGACCATCGACCTGACCTGTTTACATGCCTCCTTCGTGCGGTCTCAACTTGCTGTAGCATCAAATACCCCTCCCTCTACCATTTGATTGATTTCCGAAACTCTCCAGAGTGACCTGCCCCCTTGCTTGGGCAATGGCATCAGTTAGCAATTCCTTGTATCTCCTCACATCGCTTTCAACGCAGTTCAGATTGTTCAAAAGCCGGAGTGATGTTTCACAAGCCTCAAGTAATTTCGGAGCCGATGCGACAAACCTTGCCAACTTCATATGCTCCGAATAAAGTTCCTCTTCCTCCTGTGGTTTGTCCCAACCGGGAAAGACTTCTTTCCTGATGCCTACATGGACATAAAACTTACCCATCCCTCCGATAGCGAGATACGGCCCCATGTTGGCCCAACCTGTACCTGATTCGTCAACTACCCAGTCTTGGTTTCCGTAATCCTCTACCATGCCAACTCCCACCCCTAAGAACGCTTCGAGACTGCCCCCGTGGTTTCGGGAGGGTTTGTGTCTATCAGGTCAGATATACGGCATCCGTAGATAGACGCGTAACTACCCAGAGATTCCAGAACAACCCCCTGCCGTCCCGCCTCATGCCTCCAGACGGTGTTGAGGGAATATCCCATCTTTTCGGCTACTTCTGCGAGGGTCATCCGGTTCTTTTTGCGCCACTCCTTAAGCCTAAGCATCTACACCACCTCCTTTCCGATGTCTATAGTAATGGACGTAATCGGTAGAAACAATAGGTCTTAAGTCCTATCTTCTACGGAAATGGTGTAAGTTGTTATACCGAAGAGGATTATTGATATTTGCTACGTATAACGTAGACTTTAAGCATGGGGAAACTATTCGGGGATCGTCTAAAAGACGCAATTGCTGACATCGGCGGAATGGTATCATCTCGGCGGCATCAACGACATGATTGAGTCCTTCGAAGATTCCGAATAACTCAGACGGTGACGAATTGTCACCGCTTGACCATTTTGCTGATGTCCACGAGATGGTCAGACGGTTACATTTTGTAACCGCTTGAGACGATAAAAGCCCCCCACCTTTCGGCAGGGGGCAACCCAGGGGGGAGGGGAGGGTTAGCGGATTAAACATGAGGGGTATCTACCCCCCATGTTGACCACGGAAGTCACCACGGAAGTCACCACGGAAGTTTTGATTTGATCCAAGCGACTATCGGGTCTTTGTACCACACCACGACAGCACCGACAATGAAACCCACCACGAAACCTACCATGTCATCATCTCCAATATATCATATTTGATATAATCTTTACGTGTTTTGAATGCGGAATACGTACCGGTTATATCTGTTAACCAACAAATGCCCTAAAACAGGGTCAATGTTGGTTAGCATTCTGTCCAATAAAAATGTCCGCCGTAAAACGTTACTGCGACTGGCTATTTCCGCACTTCTGGGTAACGTTTTGTCCAGTATGCAGTACATAATAAGGTGGCAAGTTGTAAGTCTAACTTACAGGTTTACGGGGAATACGTAAGTTTCCTATGTATCCGGCGTGATTCTGTCAATGGTGGGGAAATATTTACCGTCCCGCAATGAATCCGAGGGCGAAGGCTCCGACGGCGTAGAGGAAGAGGTTGCGCTTGTTTGCCCGTCTTTCCGCATTAATGGAGTCCTCCAACTCCTGTAGTTTCGTCTTGAATAGATCATTGGAGGTCGTAATCTCCCCTCTGAGTTCTTCGTACGCAGACTCCCACGCTTGAGCCTGTGCCTTGTACGTCCTGACCATCGCAAGGGTATCCCTGGCATCCTGCTCACTGCACCAGTAGCCGTCCTCAGAAGTTGATGACCCCGCCGGGAGAAATATCCAATCTGCGGAACTCGGACAACTCAGCGTTGAGAGCATCAGCAACATCGTCACGAGTAAGAGTGCTAATCTCCTTCTTGACATCTTCACGGATTTTTCCGACCTCCTTTCGGACACGCTGGTCAAGTTGATTGACCCTCTGTTCCATCTGCTCTATCTCGTATTTGATATATTCCAACTGCTCATCGACAGGGTTTGTCGGCACAGGCTTATACAGCCACCATGCCAACAGGCCCCCGGCGAGTATGGCTAAAAATATAAGCAACCACTTATATTTGGTCATGATGCCACCTCCTGTAATGCCATCTGTTTCGCTTCCTTGCCCATTTCCCGCAATGCGCCCTTTGTGCGGTGGTAGGCAATGTTCACATAATCGGGGTCTTTCTCAATGCCGAGATACCTGAACCCTTCCTGTAACGCCCCTACAAGGGTTGACCCACTTCCGCAGAAGGGATCTAAAACAACGCCGTCCGGTGGAGTCACAAGCCTGCAAAGGTAACGCATGAGGGCAAGGGGCTTCACGGTGGGATGGTTATTTTGTCTTGGTGTACCCTTCCATCTTTCCACAAGGGTTTTGCTTCCATCTTCCCTAACTAATGTCCTTCCACGGGTATCAAGACCTTGTAGGTTGTCGTCAGGTAGTGGCAACCCCTCACACCCCATGTTCCGCTCACTCTTGCTCGCCTTGGCACAGTAGAAGAAGCGGGAGGTATCGTTAGGGAACCCACTCACCACCTCGTCACTTCCATCGTGGATGAGGTTGGCGGGGAAACGACCCAAGGTTACTGGGTAAACTTTCCCGCCATTTCGTGGCCCACAAATAGGGACAGGCCCTAACGCACCATCTCGCCCCTGCTGCTGCTCTCTACCCTCGCCTACAATGACCCTGCACCCGTCAATGTTTATCGCCCCTGTACCGTGCTTCAATACGTTCTCTGCAACGGTTCCCTTGAGGGGCTTACGTGCCATGATGATGGGTTCCCATGCGGGCTTGAGGGCTGTACCATAACCTTGCCATTCACCCTTGAGGTTGTGTGACTTTGGGAACCCGCTCCCATATACCCACATCAGCGTGTCCCGGATATCCCATCCTGCGTCCTCTATAGCAACGGCAAGCCTGTGAAACGTCCTTGTGCCTCCAAAGGCTAAAAGGTGACACCCCGGCTTCGCTATCCGTAACGCTTCCTGCCAAAAGACAACGCCCGGAATACCGTGGTCCCAATCCTTACCCATGAAGGAAAGTCCGTATGGCGGGTCTGTAACGATGGAGTCAATACTGTTATCCTCTAACCCCTGCATTGCATGGAGGCAGTCATCGTTAATGATGGTGTTGTAGTCCATCACAGCACCATCCCCTCAACTATCTTCTTGTTCTCCACCATGAATGTGCCGTCTTCATTGAAATACACCACGGCGAATCCGTGATTCCATTGGTTCCCCGGCATGAACCGAGGATGAAGGTCACACAGACAACCCACTCCCCAACAGCCGTAAACATCGCCGGAAATATTCTGCCAGTAGTATTCCTGCGTCCGGTGAAAGTGACCGAATATAACGTTGTCGCCTGTCCGGTCTTTCATGAGTTTTGCCATGTTAATTGCGCCGAATCCTATACGGTACTCGTGCCCGTGAATGTGATAGAGTTGTCCGTAATGAGGCCATGAGCCTGTCAATTGCTTCTCTTCTATTGCGGACACGTACCGAATATCCCATTGGTCAAGTCCCAGGATTTGATCGCAGTCCAAGCCATCGACACCCTTGATAGCCGTGCCTGCCATGTAATTCTCCCAACGCCCCGACACATGGTTGCCACCCTCGAAGACTATTTCCGTATTGGGGAAGTCACCCCTCAACTGCGAGAGGAAGTCTTTCGTTTTCTCAATCTCATCAGCAATGTCATCCTCTTCGGGATCTCGTGAGAAGTAACTGATTTTATGGAAGTCCAACACATCACCTAGCAGGTATATCCTGTCCGGCTGAACGTCTAGAGCGTATCTATAGGCGACGGATAAAGCCTCTTCGTCATGGTGGGGAATGTGCAGGTCGGCAAGAATAATTTCAACGGACGCTATTTTTTTACTGAACTTCGGA